ATGGTCGTGGGCACGCACAAGCTGGCTCCCGGCTACAAGTTCAAGCTGGTCGAGGTCGAGTTGACGCTGAGTGCGGCTCCGACGACGGGGACGCAGAACTTCGTGTTGACCAAAGACGACGGCGTCGACTCTGCCTATGACAATATCCTGTTGAGCATTGACTTGGTCGCGAACGCAGTGACCAGCCTCTCGCTCAAGCCGGGCAAGTCGTTCAAGGCGGTTGATGCCGTGACGGCGGCGTGGACCAACACCGACGGCAGGACCTACGGACTGATATTCAAGTACGAACTGGAGTAGCGCGAATGACTGTTGTATTGAACGGCAAGGCTTCAAGCACAAAAACGGAAGGCGTCATTGCCGTCAACGGAAGGCGGGCTGTTCTAAGCCTGCCAGCCGTCAACGGCGACGCCCCGACTAACATAACGATTAACGGCTATGACAGGCCTCCGGTCCTCGCTGGATGCGTCTTCCATCTCCCGCTTTGGCATTCAAAATTGAGCCGTCAAGGTCTGGTTCATTCGATGGACAGGTACTGCTATGCCGGGACGGTCACGGGTGCTTTGTGGCGGCTCACAGGCCGCTACTTTGACAACCTGGATGACGTTATCGACTTCGGGCAGCATGTGCCTCTGTCGCCGACGGAAGGAATAGCTCTGGAGGCATGGGTCTATCCGCAGTCCAACGTTGGCACTGACTACATATTTTCCAACAGGCTGTCATACTCGTTCGGGCTGATTGTCAACGGCAGGCTGTATCACCAGATAAAGGTCGACGGCGGTTGGCGGGGTCTTGTCTCAGACGTCGACGCCTTTTCGATAGGCGAATGGATGCATGTGGTGTTCGCGTATTCCTCTACGGCTCATCACCAGCGCATTTATGTCAACGGGTCTTTGGTCAAGGAAGAGGAGCTGACAGGCCTGGGGACATACACGCTGTACTCGACCACCGGGGCGCAAGTGGTGGGGGCCTACAGGGCCGGCGAGGACCACTTCCACGGCGGCATCGGCGAGCTTCGCCTCTACGACCGGGAGCCAACCGCCCCCGAGATTCTGCGCAGTTACCTAGCGACAAAATGGAGGTACCAACAATGCTAGTTAGAGTAAGAATGGACCTGGCTTTCAATGTCACCAACCAGACCCAGGCTGGAGCTCTGCGGAACGCCGTCGTCCCGTTCATCAATCACGCCGTCAATATCCGCGAAGGCGAGGTCGACGAGGAAATCGGCTACATAGAGGCGGAGAACTGCGGCCACGACGAGAGCCCGCCTTTGCCGTGCGTGCTGCTCGCCAGGTGGGAGGTCAATCGGGGGAGGGTCGCATGAGCTATTGCACGACAGCAGACGTCCAGACATTGAACCCGACAAGGACATACGACGCCGCAACCACGCCGACTCTGACCCAGGTGCAGGCCTATGTAGACCAGATAGCGGGCGAGGTTGACACCGTCCTGCAGGGCAGGGGCCTTGTGGTGCCTGTAGCGGCGCCGTCCGTGTTCGTCACGTTCCTCAGGCAGCTGAACGCAGTGGGCGCGGCGGCTATGGCCGAGCGGGCGATGTTTCCGGAAGCCCAGGGCATGATGGGAAGCACGGCCGCCTCCGCCATGCACTGGAAGCAGTACCAAGACGGGCTCAAGTATCTGAAGGAAGGCAGCCTGCCGACCGGGACCACGGCCGAGGCATTGCCGTTCAGCTTCTTTGAGCAAAACGTGGGCAGCGACACGGAGCCTGTCGACGACGACTCGTGGTCAAGGCCGAAGTTCGGCAAGAACAAGGAGTTTTGATGCTGACAGTGACCTTCACGATGCTCGGGCACACGGTACTGGCCAGGGCGGTCAGTCGGTACGGGGACTCCGTGCGGAACTTCAAGCCGGTGTGGCAGAAGATACGCGAGGATTTTCATCGCATAGAGGCCAAGCAATTTGACACAAAAGGCAGTCGAGGTGGCACGCCGTGGCCGCAGCTGAGCCTGCGCTACGAGGCCTGGAAGATGAGGCATTTCCCGGGCCAGCCGTTGCTGCGACTCACTGGATGGATGCGGAGCCAGTTTGCTGTCGGTACCGGAATGCGCGTGACGATTGACCCGCTCAAACTGATAATGGAGCCGTCCATGCAGTACCCGGTCTACCATCAACAGGGAACGAGAACCATGCCCATGAGGAAAATAGTGGCGCTCACAGAAGCCGACAAAACGAGCTGGATGAAGATGATACACAGTTACATATACGACAAAGCGAAGGAGGCACGTTTGACATGACGCTTGCACTTTTGGAAGGAGCTATTGATGCACTGTCTGCCTATGTCCAAGCCAACATGGCGGCCAAGGTGACTGAGCTCAACACCAGGTACGGCGACTCGCTGCTTGTGGAGCCAGTTAAATATTATGATGGCAGCCTGCCGGCTTCGACGCCGTCCCAGCCGTCTATGGCGTTTCACGGCGAGGACTGGATGCCTAACGAGCAGAGGCTGGCGAACCTGTATGTCGCGAACGACATCACCATTGTCGTGTTTGTCGGCGACAACGACGTGGAGAAGCGATTCAGGAAACTGTGCAGATATGCCTTGGGTTTGACCGAGCTGCTGCGAACGGCAAAGGACAGCATAGCCTATGTCGTGAAGCTGCGGGCAGCCGTTACGCTGACCGACTCGATGGACACGCAGCCCTTCTTGCAGGGCATAATGATACCCGTCTCGCTGGAGCAGATGGAGGACTACTAACAGAAGGAGGACACCATGGCAGCTGACCAAGACACCTATTTTGACGCAGAGGTGAGCGTATTCAAGCTCAACGACGGCTCAGAGCTCCGCGACCTATCCGCGTATATTAAGGAACTCAGAGGACTCCCAGGACAATACAAAGTGAACGACGTCACGACATTCGGCTCCAGCGGCGAACGCCCCGGGCCGTCGATATTCGTCGTCCATTTTTCTGCCGAGTTCTTGTTCAACATGGTCACGGACGTCGGCACGCACACGGTGCTGGCCGGGCACTGGGAGAACAAGGCGCTGAGGGCGTTCGAGTACTACCCGGCCGGAGAGACCGCTGGCAACGCCAAGTTCTCGGGAAGCGCATACCTGCCCATATACGAGATAACCAGCCGCGTCGGCGACTACATCGCTATCCATGCCGAGTTCCACGCAGACAATGGCGTGACAATCGGCGCCGCCGCATAGGCATAATCGAAGGAGGCGCAGCATGAAACTGCAGACCGTCAAGGTCGACCTGGGCAACGGCGACCATGCCACGATTTACAAGGATGTGCTCAGGGTGACCGCCCGCCTGCATGAGGCGGAACTGAGGAAATACATGACACCGGTGGAGACGTTCGGAAAAGACGGCAAGATTCTGCTGTCTGAGCTGGAGAAGATGGAGACGATGCCGAGCACCGAGTTCTTGGTCGACATGACCAACATCGACAACGACGCAATCAACGAGATATTCATTCTCAACCAGGTAATCGAATGGTCGCTGGGGCCTGTCGACAAGGACACGCTCGACACAAGAATGACTCGCGAGCAGTACAAGATTCTGGTGAAGGAGATGGACGGGCTTTACAAGCCAATCCCTTTAGCAGGCAGCGCCTCGTGAGAAAGGCCCTCGCCGAAGGCATATTCGTGGCGCTGCAAATGAGGAAGCCCATACCGATGGCGGCAAAAGAGGCGTTCGTCATTGTCGAGACCGGCTGCAGGCCGACGGTAGACGAGCTCGACGCCATGCCGCAAAGTTTGGTGAACAGCATACTGCTTTACGGGGCAGTTAAAGACACAATAAAACACGGAGGAGCTATGAGACTATGAGACAAACCAACGTAGGTGTCATATTGGAGCTAAAAGACCAGGCATCTCCGCGGCTGAAGGCGTTCGGCGAGCAGGTGCGGGCAACGTCGGTAGACGTGCAGCATTCAAGCGCCAACATGAATGAGTCGCTCGGCGGCATGGGCAAAACACTCGTCGACAACAAGTCGGCGTTCATGGAGATGTCGTCAGGCGTGAGATACATGGGCACGACGATGCTCGCCCTCGGCGTGGCGATGCAGATGTCGAACAACCAGATGCTGCAGAGCATAGGCAACACGATAATGCTGACCGGCGCCATAATGACGGTGATAGGCTCTGCGGCCGGCTTCGTCGGAGCCATCGGCCAGATGATAAACGCTCTCAAGGCCTTGAGGGTCCAGCAGATACTGACCCAGGCATTCGCTGGGCCGGCGGGATGGATTGCCTTGGCCGGCGGCGCGGCCGTGGCCGGCGGCGTTCTGTATGGAGTGTCCCGGATGGAAGGCGGGCAGGCCAGGGCCGGAGGCGGAGCCACTACCGTCAACGTCACCCAGAACATACGAGGCTCCGTGGTGACCGAGAAGCAGCTTACCGATAGCGTGCAGAAAGGCCTGCTTCAGAAGGGCGAGAGGAATTTTAGCACGGGGATAAAATGAAAAAAGCCGTCGTAACATATCCGCTGGCTATTAAGACAGACTTCGACAAGTTGCAGGCTTGCTATGTCCTTGTCGAGCAGCACATCGCCGAAAGCAATAGACAGGCGGCTATAGCCAGAGCCAACCCCGGCAAATACATCAAGACGGGCAGGTTCAGGGCCTACGCCGCAGAGTCCAAGCTGCGGCTGAAGCAGCTCCTGGCGGAGCGGAACCGGCTAATCGAGAAGCTGACCCCGCCTGACTGGTCGGAGGCCGTCAAAAGCGTCGGCGAAGAGAAGCAGCTCGCCTTGGAGAGGCGCTTGTTCGGCGACAAGAGGCTGGCCAAGAACGCGTCGACCGAGGCCGTCTCGCCTCTGCTGGAGGAGCTCAAGCTTCTCCGTCTGGACGATATGCCCAGGCGCGCCTTCTCCGACCCGACCGAGGACCTTACCACCTATACTGAAGTCGACCCCGGGGGGGGTGTCCAAATATCCAAGACAGCCGACCGGGTGACGGTCACCGCGTTTCAGAGCTCGTCTCTGGAAGGCCGCCTCTACTGCGACAAAGGAGAGGGCCATTTCAGCGGCAACTTCACCCACAGATGCAAGGCTTTGCTGGACAACTACGAAGGCACATATGCCGGGTGGTGGTTCTGGGGCCTGAGCGACTACGTGGACGACGAGAACGGGCTGTACAACAACGACTGCAAGGCGTTGTTCGTGTGGTTCTGGTGGGACTGCGACGGGCCAAACGTCATCGGCCTCGAGGAGCTGAAAGACGTCGTCAGGTACCGGGATTACTGGTATTCCCCGCTCCTCGACACGGTCTATTTTTTCGAGATAGAGAGGGACGAAGGCATAGGCGACTACGGCACCATGTATGCGTACATCGCCACGGGAGACTATTATTCCGACGGAGGAAGCCTTAAGGACACGCTGAGTCGTGCCCTCCACAGCAAGGAAGACTACCGCTATATTTACGCCGCCAACGCGGCGAACTATGCGCAGCCAGGCAAGAGAGTCTGGGCCTGGGCGGAACTGTTCGACCTGAGCGAAACGGCAGAGCCGGACGTGACGACGCTGGCGGCGACCGACGTTGACGAAGACTCGGCGACAGGCAACGGAACAATAGAGGCCACCGGCGGCGAGAACGCTGACATACGTGGTTTTGACATCGGCGAAGCTACGGGAGAATACGACAGCGAGTTCACCGAGTCAGGCTCGTTTGGTTTGGGGGTCTTCTCACTTTCAATGACGTCGCTTGAGTCCGGCAAGACATACTATTACCGCGCCAAAGCGCATAACTCTGCTGGCTGGGGCTATGGTCCAGAGCAGTCATTCACGACAACAATAGTGGTCCACACCTTTCCGGCGTCTGAGATAGAGGCCCATTCAGCTTTGGGAGAGGGCTACTACAGCGGCACCGGCGCGCCAGACACTATAGGCTTCATATGGGGAACATCTTCCGGCTTTTACACCGAAGAGGTGTACGAGGACTACGAGGCCGGACAGTATTTCGCGCTCACGATGACGCCGTTGGACCCTGTGACGACCTACTACTTCATGGCAAAGGTGACGCACCCGACACTGGGGGCCGTCTACGGCGAGGAGGAGTCGTTCACCACCCCGGCCGACACGCCCGTGGTCGTGACGCTAAGCCCGTCGTGCCCTTCAGGCTCGACCATCGAGGCCAACGGCGAAATAACCGACATCGGCGGAGCGACGCCGGACATCCGCGGCTTCGTGTACGACACCACGCCGCACTCGGACCCGGGCGACACGGCGCCAGAAGACTCCGACTACGACGGGCACCACATAGAGGAGACCGGCTCCTTCAGCGCCGAGGCATACAGCCTGTCGATGCAGAACATGCCGGAACGTGTGTACTACTACCTCAGGGCATACGCGCACAACAGCGTCGGCTACCGCTACGGGGCCGAGGTCCGGCTGTTCTTGGCGACAGACTTCAACAGGCTTCCTCCTGTCGGGGCAGGGGCCGAGACGGGCATACGCTTCAGCACGGGAAGCCCGCCAGGCATGCCGAATTGGTACAGGCTGCTTGATGCCGACAGCGAGTTCTACACGTCTGACTGGGGTTTCGGCGGATTCACCGGCAACCGCGTATACGAGAAGCAGCACTATTCCGCGCCGCAGTGGAGACGCGACCTGTACGAGATGGCCGACCCATGCAGGCGCACTGGCGGCATAGTCAAGGTCAAGTGGATAGCGCGAGTCGGGCACAACACCTATCCGGTCTTCGGCGGCGGAGACTACCGCAGGGCATTGCGCACCCACGGAACGGTCTTCGACGGCGACATAAAGACGTCATATGGCGGCGACAATGGCCCTGGTATGGTGTGCGAGCTGTTCTACACAAACCCGTATACAGGAGACGCCTGGACGATAGACGAGGTCGACGACCTGCAGGCCGGAATCTCGCTCAACGGAGGCTCTGGCTATCTCAGGGCAATGTGCGACTACCTTGTCATTGTCGCCTTGTGGGTCAATGCGCAGGTCGTGACGGACACGCCTGTCATGTATACCGGAACCACCGCCCGCCTTCGCGGGCATGTGGCGGAGGACGAGGGCGACAGCTGCACGACATGGTTCGAGTATGGGCCTGACACGAACTACGGAAGCGAGACAGACCCGCAGTCTGGCATGCACAAAGACAGCCAGTTCTATGACGACGTATCAGGGCTTGACCCTGAAGTGCTCTATCACTACAGGGCGGTATTGCTTACCGCATGCGGAGAGACGTTTTACGGCGACGACATGACGATTGACTACGACTACGGCTCCATGTTGCTTGAGCAGGCGTTTGACCAGGCCATATCTACGGTGTCGCCGTCATGGACCGACATCACCTTCTACCTCATGGAGCTCAGCACCAAAAGAGGCAGACTTCACGAGCTGAACCGCGTCGAGGCCGGAACGGCCGTGTTTAATCTGAATAATGCCACCGGTGACTGGTGGCGGAACAACACGGAAGGCGCCTTCTATCCGCATATCAGGCCTCTGACTCTCACAAGACTGCGCTACAGATACAATGGCATCTATTATCCGGTATGGTACGGAGTCAGCGAGTCATATGTGCCCGACTGGCTGGAGGACAAAGGCGGTTTCACGCCGATAATACAGCTGTCATGCGTGGACGTGTTCAAGAGTTTCGCTCGATACAGGCTAGTCGACGCCAACCCGAAGCTGGACGGAGAGGCCGCCGCAGGTCAGAATGTGGTCTACGTCGAAAATGCATACGGGCTGGTCGTGGGCCAGTCCATCAAGATATATGACGACGACGCCGCCGAGATAAACTACATTGACGCAATCGACTATGATACGCTGGCGGTTACGATGCTGTATAACCTGTCTTACGAGTACAGCGGAAGCAAAGGCTACCTCAAGAAATTTCCGTCGGTGCCGAGCGGCTACAGGATAAGGGACATATTGCTTGAGGTGCAGTGGCCGCTCGCCTTGACCAGCATCGACACTGGGCAGGTGACGGTCACAGAGATAGCTCCGGCTGTTGGCGGCGTCAACATCATGGAGGCGCTGCAGAAGACAGCCGAGGCGGAAGACGGGCTTCTGTTCGTTGCGGCTGACGGCGTGGTCACGTTTCAGGATTCAATCGCTCGGACCGTGTCCCCATACAACACGCCGCAGGCGACATTTAAAGATGACGACAACGACTCAAAATACGTCAAGCCAGAACTGTCAGACGACGATACCTTCATTTATAACGAGGCCAGTATCTCAGGGCCGACGATAGGCGAGCAGTCGATGCTCGACCCGACGTCTCAGGCCAGCCAAGGACCGAGGTCGATAGTCAGAAAAGAGTCGCTGATACAGAACGCGGCAGATGCCGCCGCCCAGGCTTTTATGCTTGTCGAGCGGTTCAAGGCGTCTAAGTTCAGATGCCAGGCTCTTCATGTGTTCCCGACGGCCGCGCAGACAGACTTGTTCCCGAAGGTGCTTGGCTATGACCTATCGACGAGGATAACATTGCGGTTGGATAACGTCCGCAACCCAGCAATACTCGACGAGGCCTATCATCTAGAAGGCGTGGAGCATTCGTGGGTGGCGTCTAACGACCTGTGGCAGACGAAATGGCAACTTTGGGACGCGAAACGCTATCAGATGTTCAGCGCATACCACGATGGCTATCTGTACAACAGGAGCCTCGTAGACTACGCCGACTGTCACAACGCCGCGGAGTGCGGATACGCGCCGTTTAATGACCATGGTCAATTGATGATTGGGCAGAGGCGCACCAGCTTGCCAGCGTGGGACATCATGCGCGGATTCATAGAGCTGGATACGACAAATCTGCCGGCTGCCGCCGACGTGCTTGAGGCATATCTGCTCTTTTACACTACTGAGATACTCGTGGACAGCGCGTGGAGCCTGACGCTTGTCGGCGAAAACGGCGTGACGTGTCCGCTGTCGAAGCCGGACTACTACACGATAGGACAGTCCGGGCTGCCGAGCAAAGGGGCATTGGCGATGAGCACGCCTCCCGGTTGGAAGGTGCTGACCCTCAACGCGGTTGGCATAGCGGCGATAAACAAGGAGGGCATCACCAGGTTCGGGCTGAGAAGCTCCAACGACATCGGCTCCATCGAGCCGCTGAACCCCGGTGATAACGAATACGTTATGTTCTCCGGCATTGGCTCCAGCGAGGCGCCGCGACTGGTGGTACGACTGCTTTAGCGAAGGAGAAACAATGGTACATGGATACAGCATTGGCGCGCCTAGTTCCGGCGAATCAACGCCGACTACCGCAGAGACGGTCGCCGCGCAGGCTGTCACCATCAAAGCCATCATTGACCGGCTGATGTGGCTCAGGCGCAGGCTTGCGGCATTGTCCGACCAGGCGGTGGAGCCAGAGGACATGCGCATAGACGACAAGCTAAAAAATACGGAGCGCGAGGCATGATAGTCAAGTTGCTTAATATGATAAGACATCCGAGAGACGACGAGGGCGACTTCGGAGTTAGGGCCATTCAGCATGTCATCGTCGGCTTGTTAATTGGCGTGCCTCTACTTGGCTATCCGTTGCTAAAGCTGTTCATTCGATACGAGGAGAACGAGGACAAGCATGTCAAGGATGAGGCATGGAAGGACTACTTCGGCGCCATGGTCGGGGCGGCCATCACGGAGGTCGCAATCGTGGCGCTGATTGCCTGGAGACTGACGTGAACAAGAATGACGTGCAGAGCATAAAAGAAGAGGTGGCACAGCTCGCCACCAGACTCGACAATATAGAAGGCTATTTTCAGAACTTTGACGCCACGCTCAACAACCATATGAATGATTACAAGAAGACGCAGGACGAGATACGGGAGGAGCAAGGCAAACTGCGAGAACTGATTAACGACCTGGCGGTCAAGGTGGCGACTTTGCAGGGCTCGGAAAAGCTTGCGACGTTCCTCATCAAGTGGGTGGTTGTGCCACTTATTGGCCTTTTGGCCGGGATAATAGGCGTCAAGGTCGTCTGGCCGGGAGCGATATAACACAAAGGGAGGTATATCATGAGCAAAGGAGCTTGGCCGTCGGAACGCGACGGAGAACTAAAGGCGATGCGCGAAGCCGGCACATCCGTAAAAGACATTGCCGCGATAATCGGCTGCTCAGAGCAGGTGGCCAGCTATCACTTGAAGGACGTCGAGCCTCTGGATGTCATGCTTGACATATTGCCCGACTACCCTAAAGAGATGCTCAAGATACCGGACAGGTCTTGCGCCTTGACGGCTGACTGGCACGCCCCGTACTTCAGCCTGCTGTGGCTGAGGCGGCTGCTGGCCGTGTGCTCTATGCTTGGCGTCCATGACCTGGCGATAGTCGGTGACTTCGCCGACCTGTCATGGATAAGCAGGTTCGTGCGCAAAGAGCAGCGCGGAGGCGGCCTCGACCAGGACGCGAGGATTCTGTACCGCACGCTCGAGACCTTGCTCGACTTCTATTCCGACGTGTGGTGGTGCTACGGCAACCATGAGGATAGGCTTCCGCAGAGGCTCGGAGGACATGACATGCTGCAGGCCTCGGCCGAGGCGGTCGGGAAGGCGTACGACAAAGGCAGGCTGCACATGAGCGACATGCCGTCTATGCTGCTGGGCAGCCGTTGGAGGCTGGAGCACCCGAAGACGTTCTCCAGGGACGGCGCCAAGGTGGCCGCGGCGGCAGCGAGCATCTATCACAAGAACATCGCCTGCGGGCACGGGCATCACTTCGGTTTCAAGTACGACGTCAGCGGGAAGTACCTGGGCATCGACCTGGGAGGCATGTTTGACGTCAACAAGCAGGAGTACCTGTTCAAGACCGGCATCACGACGCTGCCGCAGTGGCAGCCCGGCTTCTGGGTGTACATCAACGGCAAGGTCCTGCCGTTCGAGGACTCGCTGACCGACTGGTCGGCCTACGGGGTAGACTGACCCGGCCCGGGACGCCAAACAAGGCGACTTAAGACATATGTATATACACTCTATACAGCAAGGAGATTTGAATACGGTCGGCGCAACAGTTGCGTGGCCGGTGACGCTGAAAGGAGAACGCCATGGCCGACACCGTAGACAAGAAGACGAGGTCCAGGATTATGGCCTCGATAAAAGGGAGCGACACCAAGATGGAGCTGGCCGTCAAGCCCGCGCTTGAGGCCCTGGGTTTCGACTACCAACCGAAAGGTGTGTTCGGCAAGCCAGACTTCGCCCATGCGGAGCAGATGGTCGCCGTCTTCCTGGACGGGTGCTTCTGGCACGGCTGTCCGAAGCACTACAAGCCGCCGGAAGACAATGCCTCGTTCTGGGCGCTAAAGGTCGAGCGCAACCGGACAAGGGACAAGGCGGTCACAAAGCTGCTTGAGGACTCCGGATGGAGGGTCATACGGGTCTGGGAGCACGACCTGAAAGGCGTGGTCAAGACGGAAGGATGACAGACATACATTATATACGCGCGTGACAGGCCTTCGGGCCTTTCTTGTTATGTAGGACTAAGGTACTAGGCCAAAATAGGACTTATGACCCATTCCCATAGGCCGAATACAGCAATATGATTATAATGTAAGGTTAAATAAGACGACGACGGTGGCCGCGAAAGACGAAGGCCTCAGAACACTAAAGCCGGAAGAGCAGGCGGAGACGACCTGGTCGGCCGGGTCTCGGGAGAGTCGCCGAGACGAGCGGGGCAAGAGCCTCTGAATATTGGAGGTCGCTCAACCCGAAGATTGGGGTACGGTCAGACCAGACTGTAAGTCGAGGCATTGGGATGAATGCTCAGGCCGTGAGGCCAAGGGCTGGACTCAAGTAAGTCCTCGCGGACATGGCAGACGGAGCGCCAGCCGAGGGTTGCCCAGATGGCCATCTGCGAAACGCAGGGCAAGGTCACGAGGCATCTGCTACGGCAGGTTAAGTCTGCATTCCAGTGTCATTTGGGTCCCCAGGCCGCACAAACACCGGCGATGCGGCCGTGACCATACCCGAACCGGACTGCCGAAAGGCAAGCGGACGAGACGGATTCCAGCTATAGGGTATGCGGCCTGGGTTAAACAGAAAGCAGACAGTCGGTCGGATGTCGATGGCGCGGTCCATGAAGGCCGCGTTGGCAACGCCGAGACAGAGGCGTCCGACTGACTACAATAATACGTACGTCGCCTGATGCGACAGCTTCCCGACTCGCGGGCTGGGCCAAAGCCGAAGAGGCGGAGGCACGGACGAGGCGGAGACGAAGAGGACCCGCTGGGACACGGACTCGGGAGGCGTTCGGGTCTGGCGACCCATACGAGGACAAGCCCCTACCGTGAGACCCGGAGGGCGCCTCAGGAGGCAAACGATGAAGGTCAACCAGATGGTTGGCCGCGTGCTGGAGACGATGGCCCTTCTGTCACTTCCCGTGATGGCCGGGCTGGTGGTCTACCTGCAGAACACGCTCTAACGAGCCGACCCAGCCCAGGTCAGGAGACGGCAAATTCACCTTTGGGAGAGTAGCGCGTCTGTGATTGACCTGGGCTGCAATGGGCCAGTTAGCCCAAGTACGACAAAAGGAGGCAAGCATGGACTGCGACAATTGCGTCTGGAAAGGCGGCAAAGAAGCCTGCAGGCAGTGCAGGCAACTGGCCGAGCTGGAGGAGCAAGGCATCGAGAGGCAGCCTTGGGACATCGGCCACGACATCCCGCAGGCCAGGGAGCGGGCGGAGGCCCAGCCTTGGGTCAAGGACATCAGCCGCAAGCTCGAAAGTTCCAATGGCATCAAGACATGGGCCTTTAACACCGCGGACGAGGCGCTTCTGGGCTTTATGTGCCTGGTCGGCGAAGAGCACGTCCACTACGTCGTCCACACCGTAGACAGTGTCGAGTACACGGAGCCGCAATACGGTTACCAGAACTGACATTTCGACCTGGCCGGTAAGCCCCTACCGTGAGACCCGGAGGGCGCGGCGAAGGAGAACGCATGCCAAAAGACTCGAAGGAAAGGACCCCGGAACGGCAGGCAATCATGGATAAGATGGACGCCGCTGCCAAGGACGCCGAGGAGGAGCTCCAGGCACTCGACAAGGACGCCGTCCAGACGGTGGCCGCCTGGATGAAGGCCCACTTCGCGGTCGCAGGCTACAAGCGGCTGTGCCGGCTGCTTGTCGCCCAGGTCAAGTAACACCTGACCGGTTGGCACTCCGCACATATGGACTGTCTTGAGAGTATCGGGACACCCTCCACTCAGGAGGGACTGAGAGGGAAGATTCATCGAGGACATGTGTGCGGCAGCGGGCCGGCGAGGCTCGGAGGATAAGCCCTTACCGTGAGACTCGGAAGGCTCCTCAGGAGGCGCAAGATGCCAGAGACCAAAAAGCATTTTGTCTACTCAGCCCGGACCACCGAGAAGGGGCTCGCTCTTCTCAACAAGACCAAAGGCAACGACATGAGCTGGGACACCTTCATCAACGAGGCTGTCGCCGCCCACTACAACCTGCCTCTCGAGGTCATAGCCCTCCCGCCCAGCAAGTTCCTCAAGGAGCAGAAGGCCAACCGTGAGGCCAGGGAAGCCGAGAAGGCGACCAAGAAGACCGAGCGCGAGGCGAAGGTCAAGGAGAAGGCAGCCGCAAAGAAGGCGGCCGACAAGGCTAAGGCCGACAAGGCCAAGAAGGCGGCCGCCGACAAGGCCAAGAAGGAGAAGGCCGAAAAAGCTAAGGCTGACGCCGCGGCCAAAACGGAAGAGCCTCCCGCGGAGACGCAGGAGACCCAGCCCGAAGAGACCGGACACGACCAGTAACACCTGAGCGTTAGGCACGCGGCCCATCGACAGCCATGCAAGCCGGTGGGCCGAAGCGTGACGCCCAGAGGCGCCGCGGAAGGAGGTGCAAGATGAGAAGCATGACTGAGGAAGTCAAGATGATGAAAGACCCTGGAAGCTGGCCGATGTGGCCTGTATTGCCTGTGGTGAAACACGCCGCAGGAAGTTGTGGCATACTGACGGCCGATGGCAAGCCTATCATATATCTGGTCAATATGCTTGACTTGAGCAGCGGTGTGCTGAAGGATATGTTGGTAGACAAGCCCAAGGTTGAGTTCGAATCATTTGAGGCCATATTCAATGCCGGCTGGGAGGTAGACCGGCTGGGAGGTAGACTGACATGAGCAAGACAGGAATGACTAAGGCCCAGGTCATCGAGTGGGCCAAAAGGCACGGCTGGACGCTTGACAGGTACGGCCACATGCGGAAATCCACCGAGCTGGACGGTAAGATACGGGAGTACAGACTGAAACTCCAGGACATTTCGTTCAGGCGTGAGGTCTTGATGAGATTCGATAAGCAGGAGTACTCGCCTGCCCATAGTGAATGGGTGCGAGTCGGTGGCGGCTACTATAAGGATGCGCATCTGACGGTGGACGACAAGCTGTCGCTCAGGCCAGAATAAGAATCTGGGCACTTCGGACCCATGGCTTTTATGATTGTACTCTCGACTCCAGAATTCGCGTCCTGCGGCTCCGGCGAATGCGGCGAAAGGAGGCAAAGATGACTAATAGCTACGAGAAGTCAAGAATTGAGGAGCTTGAAGCTAAAGTGTATTTCGAATTGAGGCTGACGGCCGATGAGTCGACCGAGTTAGACCGCCTCATCGCTCAGGTCAATCATAGACTTGATATGCCTAGTAGGCATTATGTGCCAGGCCCAAAAGACTAGAAAAGAAGGCTTGCCCCGCTCGCCTGGAGGACTCTCCGGAAAAGGAGGACAGATGAGAGCCAAGTTGACATTGGCCACTGTGGCCCTGTGCCTGATGCTGCTCGCGTCCTGTGGACCCAGCACCGCGCGCGAATTGCCGGGCTACGTTCCCGAGCAGGTGGCCGCCCAAGGCAAGCTCAGAGTCCAGGTTCAGTCACAAGCCAGCCCGACAGCAGTGTCGGAGACCATTAACATAGACCAGCCAGAGACCTACCCACCCATGCCCGTAGGCTCGTTCAGCTATGTCGAGCGTGACGAGGTCGGTCAGCGGGTCCACTACACAGTGACCGCCATCCTTGCTGGCGTGACTTCATCGGGCAGTAGCCGGACCCTGGGCAGGACAGCCCAGACGACCGTCCTACTGTTCACCGACGGGACAGGCCTCGTGCTCACGTGCAGGGCAATCCCGGCGGTGACGTCCGGACTGGCCTGGGTGCACTACAGCGTCCCGCCGTCCATGGTCGGGCGGCCGACCGCAGTCCTGGTGCATGGCCTGGAGCGGATGGGAGACTGACCATGGAAGTCTCGTAACCTAGCGGTTACAGGCCTGCAGATTCGGCGATATGAACTGGCCGAATAGGGAGCGGACGGAGGCCAAAAGAGGCCCAGGCAACGTACGGACGCAGACTATTTACAAACGGCCAGCCAGGGACTATAATATAGGAAAGGAGACAAGGATGGAAACAGTCAAATGTACAGAGTGCGGAGCTAAGGCGACGCGGGAGGACAGACTGTTAGCGGCAATCTTCGGGCATCCGGTTTTATGCGCCGTATGTGCTGAGCGCTGGCTGTCGTTAAAGTGTCGCACTTGCGGCGAGCCGACCCGACTGATGGTCAACGGCGTGCCGTATTGCGTGAAACACATCTACGAAAACTCAAGGAAAGAGGCGAACGATGGATAGGACAATCGCACCAGGGATATTCTACGATAAAGGCGGCGGTTACGTGCTCCGCGGATGGCCATCACGGATAAGCATCACGCGACTGAGGGAAGAGTGGAAGGCCGTCGCGGTTCGCTACCCGGTAATGATGCGCAGGCAAGGCAAGTCAAAACTCTTCTATTTCGAGGGACCGAAGGAGTCGGTTGCGGCAATACTCAGAGTCGCACTGCGCTGGAGGTTCGAGAAGTTAGGCATAATGAAGGAGGTGAACGATGGAGAAAACTGAAACCCGAGGGGACGTCAGCCAAACGGGGCGTGCTGAAGGCGGTATAATGGATATGTGCCCTGGAGGAAATGACTACACGAAGGTGAATGTCGGCAAGGAACTCGAGCCTATTGTTTCCGCGATAATGGCACTCAGTCCGGCAAGCCTGGAGTTGGTGACCTCGCTGGTCAGGCAGCTCTCGACCCGTGAAGGGATAGACGTCGGCGCTGAAAGGAAGGCCCGAATATCCTGCCCGATGGACGGAGTGCTGCTATGGACCTCGAAACTGAAGCAGGAGAGCTATTCGCCTGGGACGATACGGGTGTACATGTCCACCATAAACATGTGCCTGCGGGACAACCCGGCCCCGAGCAGGCTGGACCTGCAGCAGTGGCTGGCGAAGAGAATGGGCGAGTGCTCGCCGGCAAGAGTAGCCACAGACCGAAAAGCGCTTCGCTCGCTGTTCTCGTTTCTGAAGGAAGAGAACCTTTGGCACGTGGACCCGACCGCGGGCATCAAGAGCATCAGGGTGCCGCGCCGCACGAAGGAGCCGCCGACGCTGGAGGAGGTCTGCAAACTGCTGGAGTACAGATGCCATGGCGTCGAGCAGACGCAGAAGTACAGGGTCATGACCCAGCTGCTGGCGACGACAGGCATGAGACTCACGGAAGCCTGCGGCATGCGGAAGGACGGCGTCTTGTTCGCGAGGCACGAGCTCCGCGTGGTGGGCAAAGGCATGGGCGGCGGCAAGGAAGGCACCGTGCCCATGATACCGGCGGCCGAGGAACTGCTCCGAGGCTGGATGGAGGACCATCCGGAAAAGGACTCGCCGTATGTGTTTCCCGGAAAAGGCAAGACTGGATACTGGTCCATCTCCTCGTACGAGAAGACGCTCAAACGGGCATGCCAGAAGTACGACCTCAAGAACTTTCACCCCCACACGCTGCGCCACTTTTTCGCGACCTACGCGCTGTCCCATGGGGCGAAGCTGGAGGTCGTGAGCAAAATACTCAGGCACGCGTCGGTCGGCACCACCGCGGACATCTACAGACACGTCCTGACGGACGAGATGCACGAGGCGGTCAGGGACTACGGCCCGCAGCTGACCATGCCGGAGGAAAGGCCGGCACTGCCGGAGCACGGAATCGTGGAGGGCGAGTTCAAAGAGGTAAGCGATGAGAATTGACGCAATGACAATGACTTATATCCCGCCAATCGACAAGCAAGGAGGCGAATAACATGCCGCGGGACAACGGCGCCCGGGCTCCATCACCCGGCCTCCGCCAAAAGACTGCGAAGCAGTCTGCTGGCAGGCGTCGCCGCGGCACCAGAATCAAGCGCGAGTGCTGGCTGACCGGGAAGCGCGGCTTCAAGTATTTCGCCGAGCACCACGTGATGACGATAGAAGAGGACCCGGACCTGACAGTATGGCTGTGCAGAGGCGCCCATTACCTGGTGAACCTGCTGAGCCGATACACGAAACTGATAGACGACCCGGAGAAGATGGAAGACCTGATAATGCTGGCGAGAACACAGGCCGGCATGGACAATAAGAGAATAGCAATCAAATACGAGGAGGTGAACTGATGAGGAAGACAGTAACGACAGAACCGTGGCCGGAGGATGAAGTGAGCGCAAGGAATTGCGTCAACTGCCACGTGACACCGCCGAAATACCTGACGCACAGGCTTAAGGTGCATTGTGCTGTTGGCCATCAACTCCAGAAGCAGTACCAGGGCGTCGTCTTGGCAGGCAGGCTGTTTCCGGTATGCATCGGATGCCAGCACTTTGACAATGATTGGACCGCAGCATGAGCAAGAAAACAAGGAAAAGAACCCGGGAAGACATACTCGCGAAGCGACAAGCAGACGACGAGAGGCGGACAAAGGCGATACGACTCAGCGCCAACAAGCCCGTCAAGCCGCCAGGTCCGACACTGCTTTTCAATCCGTTCCATAAGACGTTGCGGTCGCCGGGAGGCGTGATTCTCGTGAGGCCGAACAAGTGACAAGGAGGTTCTAATGAACGGAGTCAAGCTATTTGCATTATACACGCTTGTGGTATTTGCCTTTGTCGCAGGATGCGTTGGCTTATATCACTTGTGATGGAGGTGTGGTAATGAAAAGTTCACCGACCGCCGCTCATCAGCGGTACAGGAACAAGGCCGGGGCGATAGTCCCCGGGGTGACGACCGTCATCGCGCTGCTCGCCAAGCCGGCGTTGATTCCGTGGGCATGGAGGCTGGGCATGCAGGGCGAGGACATGAACAAGGTGCGGGACCTGGCCGCCGACATTGGCACGACCACGCACTACATGGCGGAGTGCATGTTCAAGGGTCAAGAGCCCGACTTCCAGCACACCACGCCGTACGTGGTCGCGGCCGCAAAGAAGATGATGCCTGCGCTTAAGGCCTACCTGGCGAACAACCCCGCTGAGACAATCGCATCGGAGGAGAACGTGGTCTCCGAGAGGTGGCAATTCGGCGGATGCATCGACTGGGTATGCAGGCCGAAGGCAACCGGCCTGGTGACCATCAGGGACATCAAGACCAGCAAGGGCATATATGCCGAGTACCTCATACAGATAGCCGCTTACGAACAGGCATGGAATGAGGTCCATCCCGACATGCCGATAGAAGCAAAAGAGGCCATCCACATGGACAAGGAGACAGGACTGCTGACGGTGCATCCGTTTGGCGACCTGTCCACCGAGTTCGAGATATTCAAGCACCTTCGGGCCATCTATGTACTGCAGAAAAGACGCGACCCGAATCGCAATAAGGCGCAGACGAAGGCCTACCGCCGGGTCAGCAAGTTCGGAGGCGCAGCATGACAAGAGCGAGCGAACTATATTTGACCGGGCTATCATTACGCGAAGTGGCAGCTAAAATGCAGACTAGCAAATCGCGAGTCTATCGAGACATTTTATCCGATGGCATAAAGTTGCGTTCTGTTGGAAGAGAGCCTGGCGCGATAACTGGAGCAAACAATCCAAATTGGAAAGGCGGCACACGAGTTCAAGAAGGATATGTGCAATTATTATGCCCCAAGCATCCAAAGGCTGACGCCCAAGGCTATGTGCTCAGGGCAATAGTCAGCTGGGAGCTAGAAAACGACGCGCCATTTCCAATGAACTGCGAGCCCCATCACAAAAATCATGTCCAGGCAGACGACAGGCCAATAAATATACAGCCATTAGAGCACATTGAGCATATGCGGCTCCATGGCCTTGAAAGGAGACAGAACAAATGTCAGAAGGATTATCCAGCTTTGTCGACTGGTTTGCCGGCATCGGCGGCTTCAGGCTTGCGGGAGAGGCCAACGGCCTCGAGTGCGTCGCCTCCTGCGAGAACGACAAATGGGCAAGACAGACTTACGCCAAGCGGTTCGGGCACGAGCCTGAGTTCGCCGACGCCAGAGACGTCGACCCCTGGGAGGTTCCAGGCCATGACCTCTTCTGCGGAGGCTTCCCCTGCCCGTCCTTCAGCATCGCCGGCAAGAGGCTTGGCTTCCAAGACGAAAGAGGCGCCCTCTTCTTTGAGGTATGTCGTCTCCTTGAAGCGAAGCGGCCCAACTACGCCGTTCTTGAGAACGTTACGGGACTTTTGTCGGCGCCTTTCGTTGACGAGCAGGGGCTCGCCGTTCCTGAGACTTCCGGATGGGTTTTCTACAGAATCCTGGAGTCGCTGGGGGACTTGGGGTACAATGTGCAATGGCAGGTGCTTCACAGTCGACATTGGGTTCCCCAAGACAGGCGCAGAGTCTACATTGTCTGCAGTGCTCGAGACGTCCCCTTCCCGGAGGTATTTCCGCTCTTCGACATTGCAGGAGAGGTGGAAGGCAATAAAGGAGGGCAGGCAATCGGCAGGCTGCACAAGCACCAAGGAGGACGGGTCTACGGACCAGGAAGCGCCTGCCCGACGCTGACAGCCGGAGACAAGGGGCCGTTCGTCGACACCGGGACAGGGCTTAGGCTGCTGACGCCGATAGAGAAGGAGCGTCTGCAGGGCTTCCCCGATGGATGGACCGAAGGGGTCAGCGACTCCCAGCGGATGAAGCAGGCCGGCAACGCGATAACGGTGCAGGTAGCGACCGAGGTCATAAAGCGCCTCGTGGAGTGCCACGGCAACCAGGGGAGGCGTCCGGCTGCCTGACTAGTACGGATAAGCACTAACAAACGCAGGATTCGCGACACGCGAGTCCAGAAGGAGGACGAGCAATGAGCGCAAAGAAGCAGACAGCACCAGAGCCAAAGGAAGAGACCAGCGAGGCCGAACTGTTCGACCAGGAGACGGCTGAGGCCGAGTCACTGGCCGACTTGGCCGGCACCGGTGGCGGGACCTACGAGGGCGACCTGCTGACAATGGAAGCCATCAAGGACCGCAGGCACACGGTCATCGACTTCAAGTTCCTGCCGAGTACATTCAAGCAAGGCGGGACATACGCCTGCATCCAGATTAAGCTTGGTGGCGCGCTGAAGGTCGTCAACACAAACGCGACCGTGGTACTCAAGGGTCTGGCCAACGTCGACAAGACAAGGCTGCCTCTGCAGAATGCCTTCGTCATGCGGCAAGGCAAGACCCGCGAATACTGGGATTTCGCGAGCACGGACGAATTGAAGCGCCTTAAATAGACTGGAGGTGACTTATGCCGTATATACCTAAAGAACAGCGGCAGGTCATAGACAAAGCCATCGACGGACTGGCGGAGGCAATCAAAAAGGCGACCGTCAAACGCGGCACAGCTTCCAGGACGGTCAAGCCAGACGGCGCCATGAACTACTCCATCACGAAGTTGGTCCTGAAGCTGCTCCTGCCGGCGAAGCCGTCTTACATCAAGATTGAAAGGGCGGTCGGCTTGATGGGATGCGTCAGCCTTGAGGTCTACCGCAAGTTGGGCGCCGTGTACGAAGACCTGAAGGCGCAAGAAGACGGGGAGGTGTTCGAGTCATGAAGGACACCGCCCGAGTCATACTGACGACTAAGTGCCCGAGACGCTGCTCGTACTGCGTGAACAAGTACCCGGGCGTTCTCGAGCAGGCGAGGTCATTCTTGTTCATGCACGAGATGGTCAAGGCACTCGCGAAGTATCAGGTCGTGTGTCTCACCGGTGGCGAGCCAATGCTTGTCATGCCGGAGCACATGATAGCCTTCGCTAAGGCCATTAGGCATGCCTGGCCAGGAATAAAGATTTATGCTTATGTCTCTGACTACTGCCACAGGGAAGACCTGGCTCGGCTCATGGCATTGGTAGACGGTGTCAATTATGCCCTGCATGCGTCGACCAATCTGGGCGACATAGACAGGTTTTACGGGTTCCAGACATTGGCAAAACAGTTTCATGGCTCGCACAGGCTGGCCATGCATCCCCAGATAGTGTTCACGCCAATAGTCATAACGCCGGGATGCTGGACACGCATCGAAATGAAACCGTGGCTGGAGCCGGGAGATTGCTGCGTGCCAGACAACGAGGACCTGTACATCTGGAGAAACAATGACGAGAAGAGGACTCATAGTCTACCTAGCCGGGCCAATGACCGGCATGACCTTGGAGCACGTCACGACTTGGCGCGAGAGGGCGCGCGTGGCTCTTGAGGACGCCGGCTTTACTGTGCTGGACCCGGCCAGAGGGCTGGTGTTCTTGGAGCCGGAGTCAGTCGTGCGGGACGCCTACGAGGAAGAGTTCACGGAGAACAAGCATGTGGTATTCGCCCGAGACAAGTTCGACGCCACCAGGGCGGATTTGCTGTTCGTGAACCTGAAGCACGCCACCAGGATAAGCATCGGCACCATGATGGAGATGGGCTGGGCGTACCTGTCCGGTCGCTTCGTGGTGACGGTCATCGAGAAAGAAGGCAACCCGCATATGCACACGTTTGTGAGGGAGGCGTCGAGCATCTGGTTCGATGACCCGGACGACGCCTGTGACTACATAATACAGACATTCGGTTAGGAGGACATTTGATACCGAAGACAGATGACCTGTTCAAGTGGGCCGACTACTACAGGTCCATCGGCTGCTCCGTCATACCGCTCAGGGAGGGCAAGCTGCCGGCCGTCGCGTGGAAGGAGTTCCAGTCGAGGCGCGCAGACAGGGTCGAGCTGATGAAGTGGTTCGTCGACTCCGGCTGGGGAATGGCAATCGTCTGCGGCGGCGTATCGGAGAACCTGATACGGCTGGATTTCGACGACCCGAAGGACTACGAGGAGCTCAAAGGCCAGCTGCCGCCGGAGGTTCCGGTATTCAGGTCGCAGAGGCAGGGCGGCGGCTATGGCGTATTGATGCGGTCGCCGGAACCTGTGCCAACTCTGCCCCAGAAGACGTTCAAGAACAGGCCCAAGCTGGAGGTCCGGGGAGAGGGCTCCATAACGGTGGTGCCGCCGACCCAAGGATACAAGTGGCTCAAGCTCGAGCAGATTCCTCAGCTGCACGTGCACAGGTGGCTGAAGGACGTGCTCGACTTTGACCTGCTCAACAGGGACAGACTGGCGAGGTCGGTGGAGACGTCGGCCACGGACGAGCTGTCGTCGCTGCTCAAGGAGACGACCGAAGGGGAGCGCTCGAACAACCTCGTGAGGATAGCCGGGATGCTTCGCGCAAGGGGCATAGACCTGGAGACGGCCTTGGAGGTCATGCAGCACAACTTCGAGAAGCACTGGCCGCAGGATGGCATGGACTGGGAAGAGGCCAAGGGCATATTCGAGGGAGGGTTCAAGCGATATGCACACGAAGGCGTCAGAGTGACAGGACAAAGGCGGCAATATGCGACGTCTGACGAGGACGAGGAGGGCGAAGAGGTTCAGGCATTTAGGCTTGACGAGATTCGAGCGCCGACAGAGAGCGACTCGCTCATAGAGAAGCTGGTCTTGGCCGGCGAGGAGGGCAACACGGTAATCGCCGCCCCCGCAAAGATGGGCAAGACGTCTCTAGTTCTCGACGCCTCGATAACGGCCACCAGAGGATTGCCGGCATGGGGGCTGCTTGCCGTTAGAGGCCCGATGCGAATAGCCTACATTGACCAGGAGCGCAAGTTCCTGCAGATACGCGAGAACCAGCTATTGATGTCCTCTGTGATAGGCGAACCCGACTACTCCAGGTTCTTGCTACTGGCGCAGAAGACCGGCCAGTTCCAGGTAGACCATGGCCGTATAATGGGCCAGCTGTACGCGAGGCTGGAAGAGTTCTGCCCAGACCTGGTCGTCCTGGATGGATGGGGCTGGTTTGTCGGGCATAGGGCGAGTGACCCAGAGTACGTCAGGCCGGCGATGACCTGGCTGAAGTCACTGAGGCAGTCGCTCGGCTGCGCCACGATAGTCATCCACCACTTCAAGAAGACCCAGTACGCATCCGGCAGAGAGACCATAGAGGTTGACTCGCTCGACCGCATAGAAGGACTGAAGAGGCTCGTCGACCAAGCGCAGACGGCACTGGTCTACACTCCCATCACCGGCTACGACACTTTCAATCTGCTCACCGGCCGGACCAACAAGCCTGCATGGGACCCACCAAAGACCGTGATAGACTACGACCACACGACACTGACGCACAGGGCGATAGCCGCTGAAGAGGGCATGGAGCTGTTCGACCCGGAGACGTATCGGGACCTGTGGGGCAGGGAGAGCAGCGAGAGCCGCCGGGTCAAGGGCATGATGAACGTCATACGCAACCGCAATGGCTGCTCCCAGACGGAGCTCGCCTCTATGCTCGGAGTTGACAAGTCTCAGGTGTCGCGGTGGTACTCCGGCAGGCAGAACCCGGGTCAGGCGGCCATGGAGAGGCTGGGGGAGCTCTACAGGAAGGCGAAGGAGAGGCCGCTGAAGGCAGCAAGAATGCCGAAGGTCGCGAAGGAGCAGAATGAGCGAGTCTTGCATGGATAACATTGACAAAAACCTGGCGGGGCAGGACAAGGGCGCGCCGGACTGGCCGGACAGGTGCAGGAAGTGCTTGGCCACGAATGGTTGCGACCCGGACAAGACGCTCGAGTGCCCGCCAGACCTTGATTGCCCCTATTATCCGTTCGCGGTGCACAAGAGATACGACTGACGCCATCAAAGGAGGCAAAATGAAGACAATGACAATGCTGTTTATCCTGTTGGTCTTGGCCATAGCGCTGCTGATTGCAACGTCCATAGCGGCGCACAAAGTCGAGCAAGGCGCTTGGCCGGTCAGCGACACGGTGACACTGGAGAAGTGATGGCCGAGAGGGTTCTCAAAGAAAAGAGACATCCCGGCAAGCCTGGGCCATATTGCGGACATTGCCCATACAAGGACACTCCGCTGATAAAAGCGCAGGAGAGGAAAAGCGGCATCATGCTTGTCGGCGCCGGCCCCGGCGAGTCAGACACAACGACAGGACGCAGGTACTCGGGGCTGACCGGCAAGAGGCTGGCGAGGCAGCTGGGCAGGGCAGGTCTGATGTTCGACGACTGCTGGATTGACGACGTCGTCCAGTGCCACGTGCCCAAAACAAGGAAGCCGACCAAGACGGCCATGCGGTGCTGCAGGCCGCTGCTCGAGAAGGCCATGGCGGAGTGCCGGCCGCACACGATAATCACGCTCGGCAGTTCGGCGCTCGAGGCCTTCTATCCGGGAGGCAAGATAGGCGTGTACCACGGGCAGAAGATACAGGCCGACGGTTACACGCTGGTGCCGATGTACCAGCCGAACGCTTATGACGACAACCCGGACCTGCTGAGGGTGATAGCGAAGGACTACTCCGGCCTCAAGAAGAGGCCGACGCTCAAGGTCAACGACGGCGCCTATTCTCTCGCCGACAAAGCCGGCTGGCCGAGCATAGCCAATGACCGCTTCGCAGTGGATACGGAGACCAAAGGCTTGGACCTCAGGTCGGAGATGCTTGGGGCCAGCTTCAGTGATTCCCCGGGAATGGGGACGTACTACGAGGCGAGGCTGCTCCGGCACCAGGACAACGTGCCGGACCATGCCACCATGCACCACGCCAAGTTCGACCTGGGCATACTGGACAGCAACGGTGTCGTGCGCGTAGACGACTGGGAGGACGTGGACGACACGCTGCTTCTGGCGTACTGCATGAACAGGAAGCCGCTGGGACTGAAGTCGCTCGTCGCCCAGGAGCTCCATGTGGAGATGACCAAGTTCGCCGACGTGGCCGAAGGCGACACCCTGGAGGGCGTCGACCTGGAGGACGTGAGGGACTACGCAGGCGGAGACGCGGACATGACCCTGCAGCTCTGGGACTGCCTGTGGAAGGCGGCCGTCTCGAGGGAGAGGCGGCTTTACGAGACCATCGAGAAGCCCCTGCCGAGGATAATGGCCAAGGCGCAGCTGGCTGGGGTGGCGGTGGACGTGCCGTATTTCGAGCAGATGTCGCTCGGCCTGGAGCAGCAGCTCATACGGCGGTGGAGGGAGACGCAGGGGCTGGGCGGATGCCGCGGCCTGGAGTGGGAGACGCTGACGTCGCCCGCGCGGCTCGCCAAGTTCCTTTCGCGCCTGCTCAAGAGGAACGTCCCCAACACGGAGAGGTTCGCCTTGGAGAGGCTCGAAGGGCTCCATCCGGTGATGCCCATGATTCTCGAGTTCAGGTCGAAGTACAAGCTGAAGACGGCGTTCGTCGACAGCATCCTCGGGCTGCAGCGGCACGGCCTCGTGTTCCCCGACTTCAACCAGACGGGGACGGGCACCGGCAGATGGTCGTGCAGCAAGCCGAACATGCAGCAGCTGCCGAAGAGGACCGACAAGACGGTGAGGCTGGGGTTCGTCGCGCCCGAGGGCTTCGCGGTGGCGTGCCTGGACAACAGCCAGATTGACCTGCGGTCTCTGGCCTACCTGTCGCAGGACTACGAGCTGAACCGCATATTCCGCGAGGGAAGGGACGCCCACGACGAGACGGCCGGGCTGCTCAAGGGCGAGGACACCGAGCTCGCCAGGAGGGTGGCGAAGACGGCGAACTTCCTGACGGTGTTCGGCGGCGGGGAGGACGCGCTTGCGATGAAGGCCAAGGTCGGGCTGCGGAAGGCCCGCGACTTCCTGGAGGCCCACAGGCTGAAGCACCCGGGCATATACGAGTGGGTCGACCAGACGCACAGGTCGCTGCGGGAGACCGGCTACGTGGAGACGGCGTACGGCCGCAGGCGGTACATACCGGAGATATACACCGGCAACTTCAGGGCGGCCGAGAGGCAGGGCCAGAACATGCCCGTCCAGGGGACGTCCGGGGACGTGCTCAAGCTGCAGCTGGCCGCGGCGGCGGCCGTGTGCGTGCCGTTCAGCCAGGTGCACGACGAGCTCGACTTCTACGTCCCGGAGAGGGGCGGCAGGGAGATGGTCCGGGAGCTGGTGAGGCTGATGGAGGCGGTGGACTGCCCGTTCGAGCTGAAGGTCGAGGCCGCGATGGGCCCGAGCCTCGGGGAGACGGAGAAGGTGGTGTTTTGACGACGCAACTGCCTCGCAACAGTTGACGGAGGCGAGTTCGAAAGTTGCGCGTTCCTATAATGTGTATAAAGTATTATGCGCCTGCCACATAAGTCTTAAGAGCCGCCGTTTTTGGGCGTGTAGGCGCGGAAGGAGAGCGCGTTGAAGCAGGAGACTTTTTACGAGGTGGTCACGCTCGGGGAGCTGGGCAGGGACGGCGCGGAAGACACGGAGCGATGGCAACGGCCATCCGGCCCGAGCGGCTGCCACTGGTTTGTTGATTGTGAGGCGTGTCGCTGGGATGACTGTATAAACAGCAGGCCGGTCGCGTACCATTCGGAGAAAGGGAAGAGAATGAGAGGCACGGCGTTGGCCGGCATGCTCAGGGCTGGCATGCCGCTGCCATGGCTGGCGGCGTTCTTTGGCATGACCGAGGACGCCGTCGAGGAAGAGGCGAAGCCATACGTCCATGCGGCAATCCCCGCGCCTGACAGGCGCAGCCGCGACCCGGTCGCGAGGAAGAGGCTCAAGGCCGCGGCGGTGAGGATGCGCCAGAACAATAAGCCTGAGGCCTTGGTGGCCAGCATGCTTGGCGTGTCTGCTCGGCAGGTGCGTCGCTGGTGCCAAGGCCAGGACAGCATAGTGCGGAATGATGGCAACCGGTGGAGAAGCACGCTGGCTGCGCTACCACTGAAGGGAATCAGCGGCATACACAGCGTTAGCTTCCAGCGGCAGTGCGTCATGGTGCGCCAGTACAATGAACGCGCTTATGCGGGCTCTCTTCAGAGCGCATGTTCTGGTTCCGTTGGTAACACGGTGCAGAAGGCCTGTAACCTGCGCGAAACGAGAACGCCGCTTGAATAGGAGGTCCTATTCGGCAGGAATCACAGGGCGGTGCCGGCCCTGGACCTGCGCGCTAGCGTAATAAAACGCGGACCGAATACAGGGTTTTCGGGAGACTGATATGGAATTAAGTCAAACAATTAGAGCGTCGACAACTCAAAGACTGCGGTCGGGTTGTCTAAGGAGAGATTGGCATGAAGGACAACAAATGGGCGATGCTGTGCAAGCTGAAGGCGGCCGCGTTCGACGACCCGCTCTGGAGATGGGAGCGCAAGTGGGATGGCTGCCGGATGCGGATGGACATCAGCCGCGGCGGCAGTGTAAGGCTGGCCGCCCGAAGCGGCGCCGACAAGACGGCCCAGTTCCCGGAGCTGTGCGACCAGAATCCTTGGGTCAAGTGGGGCGCGTGCTCTCTTGACGGCGAGGTCGTGAGCGCCCGGGGCCTGGGCTTCCAGGAGTTCAACCAGCGGCGGATGAACAGGACCGAGGACATCGGCAAGACGGCGCTGGAGTTGCCCGCCAAGTTCGTGGCGTTCGACCTGCTGTACATAGGCAACGAAGACAAGCGACACAGGGCGTGCTCCGACCGGTATGAGCTGCTCAGGGAGGTGATGCTCGGCAGTGACCCGGCGCGGTTCGCTACGTCCTTCCGGTACGCTTCAGGAGTGGAGCTGTTCGAGAAGGCGAAGACGTATGGCTGGGAGGGCGTGGTCGGCAAGAGGCTGGACGAGCCGTACCTGCCGAACAGGAGGGCGTGGGTCAAGGTCAAGCGATGGCTCGAGGGGACGTTCAGGGTCGTCGGCTGGTGTCCGGGCCGCGGCAAGAGGTCTGGCTTGGCGGGGTCGTTCATGCTCGAGGACGATAGGCACGACTACGTCGGCTACGTTGGCACTGGGTTCGGCGATGCCGAGCTCAGGCGCCTGACGGCGCTGGTGAAGGAGAGCGGTGAGCCGGTGTACTTCAGGGTCAAGTACGTGGAGGTCACCAACGACGGGATGCTCAGGTTCCCGGTCTACATGGGCTTGGGCGGCCGCCAGGAGCGCCACGGCGAGAATCTGGGCGCCTCTGACTGACGGCGAGTATGACTGTGCTCTCGAGCCCAGGATTCGCGTCTGAAGGCCTGGGCGAATACGGTATTGCAGCGGTAAAGGAGGGCGACATGCTGAGGATAAGGTTTGGCATCAACGAGGTGACGGTGACGCTGAGCGGCGAGCCGGATAACGCTGATGTCGTTATTGCGCGGCAGTACAGCCCCGGGGTAGAGGTCGAGTACATGCACCAGAGCAGCTTCTGGTGCCGGCTGCCGAACCCGTTGAGGGCGATTCGATTGGCCTCCAAGTTCAACGAGGCGATAGACCTGTTCCGGGGGGACGCGAGACAGAAGGACGGCCCTTGATGGCGTATAATGGAATGGTGACAGAGGACAAAGCCCCCGTTCTTAGGTTGGCCGTGTCAGGCAAGATGCGGTCCGGCAAGGATACTTTGGCCGACCGGCTGGTCGAGCGGTACGGCTTCAGGCGTTACGCGTTCGCAGACCGCCTCAAGGAGGTGGCCCGAGAGCTGTTCGGCATGCCTCCGGGCGCCAAGAACCGCCACCTTCTGGTAGAGCTCGGGCGCAAGATGTGCGAGATTGACAAGCTGGTGTGGGTGAACCACGTGCTCGGGCAGATGCCGCTCAGGTGCGACGTCGTCATATCGGACCTCAGGTTCAGGTACGAATACCTCGCGCTCAAGGCGTTCGACTTCGTTATGGTCAGGGTGGACAGCGACGAGGACGCGAGGCTGAGGCGCATCGAGAAGTATGGTTCAAGAGTGGACATGGCACTCGTGAACGACCAGTCCGAGACGGACCTTGATGACATGGAGTTCGACTGGGTGCTGGACGGCACGACCTACGACTCGCTGCACGAGGGGGCGGCGATGATGATGAAAGGCATAGGCAGGAGACCGACGCATGAATGAGGAGACGAGGGTGATGTTGCCCAAACCCAAGAGACCGGTGGGCAGGCCGCCGAAGCACGGCGCCTTCACCGGCTCGGAGCTTGCGATGCTGTCGCCCGTCAAGAGGGACGAGATAGTCGCGGTGCTGACCGGCGCCAAGGTGTCGGTCGGACCCGCCGACATGATAGCGGTGAACATGCTGGCCGGATGCCTCGCGAAGATGGAGTTGATAGACAGGTACTTCGCGGCCTGCGGCGTGTTCGACGAGGAGAACAACATTAGGCAGGGGCCGTTCAAGGTGTACCTTGCCGCAATGAACGCCGCGACTAGGCTGTGCGCCCAGCTGGGCATGACGCCGGACTCGAGGATTAAGCTCGGCATCGGGATGCTGCAGGCCAGCAAGGACCTGGCCTCGATGATGAGCGACGCGGAGGAGCCGGCGTGACGCTCAAGTGGCGCGCGACGGCGGCGGGCATATTGGACATCTGGGATATTGACGACCCGGAGGGGACGATGACGCGCCTGCTGTTCCCGTCTGTTGGCGAGCTGGAGCTGTTCATGCAAGGTATCGTCGATGGCGTCGCCAAGATAAGGGCGCAGGTCGAGAAGCCGACCGTGTTCAGTAGGGAGTTTCCGGAGAGATTCTAATGGTTAAGCCAGTCGAGTTCGATGAGGAGAAGGCCACGCTGTACAAGAAGGACATCGTATCCTTCCTCGAGGAGCAGTACATAGTACCGGAGACGGGGGAGCTGATAGTTCTGGAGGAGTGGCAGAAGGAGCTGATACTCCGGCCGCTGTTCTACGACCTGCTTCCTGACGGAAGGCGCCGGTACACGCTGGCGCTGGTGGGCATGCCAAAAAAGAATGGCAAGAGCACGCTGGCCGCCGGGATAGGGCTCTGGTTCTGTTTTGCCGGAGAGTCGCACGGGGAGGTGATAATAGCGGCGAACAACCTAGACCAGGCCTCGCTGATAATCTACGAAAAGATACGGGCTGCGTTCAAGGCCAACCCCAACTTGATGGCCTCAGCCCGGCTGCTCAAGACGGGCATAGAGATGAAGCGGACCGGCACGACATGCCGGCCAATCGCCCACAAGTACCAGACCGCAGCCGGGGTCAACCCGACGCTGGTCTTGTTCGACGAGCTCTGGGGGTTCCCGGGCAGGGAGTTCTATGACGAGCTGACGACGTCGCCGGCCAGGCAGAACCCGCTTGGCCTCATAGTGACATACGCGGGCTACGACAAAGACTCGCTCCTGTACGAGCTCTATAAGGCCGGGAAGGCGGGCAAGGACCCGCGCATGTTTTACATATGGATGCATGAGAACCGCGCCTCATGGGTGACGCGGGAATACCTCGACAGCCAGAAGAGCAGGCTGCCGCCGAACAGCTACGCCCGCTTCCACGAGAACAGATGGGCGTCGGCCGAGGGCACATTCGTCACGGAGACCGACATTGCGAGACTGCATGGCGTCCCCTGGACCGTCCAGTACGGGCCCGACCAGGACAGGCCGCTGCTTGAGTATGTCGTGTCCTGCGACGCAGGCCTGAGCCACGACAGGACGGCAAGATGCGTCGGGCACTACGACCCTCTTGACGGGCGGGTATATGTCGACAACCTCAGGTGGTGGGAGGGCACAAAGAAGGCGCATGTGGACATGGCCGACGTCGAGGCCGACCTGAAGGACACAGGCGTCAGGTTCCATCCGAGGAAGATGGTCATCGACCCGTGGCAGATGGAGTACGTCATGCAGAGGCTCAAGCCGTACTTTGCCGTCGAGCCGTTCAACTTCAACACGGACATGATGTTCATGTCGCAGACGGTCATCACGATGCTCAGGAATGGCACGCTCGTCTGCTACAACGAGCCGCTGCTCGACAAAGAGTTCAGGGAGATTATAGCGAAGCAGACTGGGCAGGGCTGGAAGATAGACCACGTCCGTGGCAAGCGGAACGACCTTGTCATCTCCATCGGCATGATGGCGGTCGCGGCGATAAGGGCCGCCGGCCTGTCCGAGTTCGACTTCCTGGAGGACGAGAATCCGCTGCCCCCCGTCGGCTTTAAGGGCATACGGGGGAAGGAGTTCTGATATGAGCATAAGGTCAAGGCTTCAGTCTATGCTGGGCGCAGAGAAGCCGCAGGTAAGAGCGGAGTTGGGCGCGACCGGCACGTCGGTGTTCGCAGGTCTTCTCTACGAGGAGGAGTACAACTCCGACCTGCAGGGCGAGAAGGCAATCAAGACGTACGACAAGATGCGCCGGAGCGACGGCCAGGTCAAGGCCGGGTTGCTGGCGTGCAAGCTTCCATTGATGGTGGCGCGCTGGGACGTGGCGCCTGCCAGCGACGAGCAGCTTGACGTGGAGATAGCGCAGATGGTCAAGGACGACCTGTTCGAGAACATGACCATAACATGGGACGACTTCCTCAGGCAGGCGTTGATAATGCTTGACTTCGGTCATATGCCTTTCGAGAAGGTGTGGGAGCTGAGGGACGGGCGGTATGCATGGCGCAAGATGGCGCCCAGGCTGCCGCAGTCGATAGCCGAGTGGCACGTAACCGACGAGGGCGAGCTGGACCACGTCGTCCAGCAGGCCATAATCGGCAGCAAGTTCGAGCAAGTGTCGATACCTGCCGACAAGCTGCTCGTGTTCACGCATGAAAGGGAGGGCAGCAACTTCAGGGGCATCAGCCTGCTGAGGGCGGCCTACAAGCACTGGTACTACAAGAACAACCTGTACGCGATAGACGGCATAGCCGCGGAGAGGCATGGCGTCGGGCTCGCCTCGTTCAC